CAAGCGTCCACAAGAGCCGCTAGGTATGTTAAGCGGTGTTGGATCTATCGTTAAGCTCATTCCATTGTACGAGGGTCAGTTGGAAGTGTTGACAACACAAACTGATGCCATGAAAGAAGATTATGGCGATCCAACCATGTATCAATTCAATGGGTCTGGTACAGGCACTAGAAATGAAGAGGCAGGATCGTCCTTTTCTGTTCATCCATCTAGATTGATTATGGCAGCAGAAGGCGCTGATGACGGCACGATTTACGGCATTAGTGCATTAGAATGCATCTATAACGACCTGATGGATATTCGAAAGATTTGTGGTGCAGGCGGTGAAGGTTATTACCAGAACACTCGTAACGCACCAGTATTCACAGCTAATGATGATTTTGCTGATGAAGATAATGAAGAGGCATTAGGCAACGCTATTGATGAGTGGTTGTCCAAGCATCGTAAGCGACTAGTGTTAAAAGGCATTAAGCCAGAATATCCCAATATCCAACTTACCGATCCAAAAGAATTTTATCAAAACTCTATCAACAACATCGCAGCAGGCTCTGGCATCCCCAGTGCTTTCTTAATCGGTCAGCAAACAGGTAGATTGGCGTCTGACAAAGACTCTCGCCACCTCATGACTATTGCTCAGTCTAGACGCGATAACTTCCTTACGTTGCTTGTGAGACAATTTATTGATTGGTGTCAACTGCATAAAGTTTTACCAATGGAAGAATACGAAATTGAATGGGGTGATCTACTTACCTTGTCAAGTCTTGAGAAGGTTGAGGTTGTCGGTAAGATGACTGAAGCTAATGAGCGGCAATTCAGAAGTGGTGGCCAACCAGTATTCTCAGAAGAAGAGATGAGAGAGCGAGCAGGCTATTCTATTGAGGCCATTGATATGCCAGAGGGCGAAAGTGTCATGGACACCATTGTTCAGGCAGAGCCGTCTGAAGAAGATCCCGAAAAGAAAGAAGAAACTGTAGATGAAGATCCTAAAGTCGAACTTGAGTAGGGCTGAAGATCCTACTCAGCAAGGTAGGAACAGAGCAGGCGCAAAAAAGTATTCAGAAAACTCTATTGAGGCATCGACTGACATAGTAGAAGAATGGATACGCAGCGTCCCAACCACCACAGGATCTAGTGGCAAAATCACTTATCTCTTGACGTCAGACTCCGATCCAAACTCTGACTTTGAAACAATACTGCTCGCAGCACTTGTGCTTAATGGTGGGTTCTTCTTAGATCAAAATATAGAAGCAGCCTTTAGATCGGGTGTATTAGGTACAAGCAGAGATATTACTCAACAGCTATCATCACCTGATAGTAACAGCATAATAAACTACAACTTTGACGCTGTATTCCAAGACAGGGAATATCAAAGCGCACTCCACGCCTACCAATCAAGTGCCGAAGGTTCTATCAAAGGAATAAGCACAGAAACATCCGCAAGAATATCGAGCTTAATATTACTGGGCATGGCCTCTGGTTTAGGAACAAAGGAAATCATCGCTCAAGTAAGGCGACAGATGGAGATTATGAAATCCAGGATTGATAGAATAATTAACACAACCATCAATCAAGGACTCAATCAAGGCAAGTTAATTGCAGCAAGTCTTGCAGCCGCAGCTCTTGGCGCAACCGCATTAGTGAAACATAGATCTGCGCTACTCTCTACAACGAGGCCTCATCACGCATCACGGCACGGAAAGATATACAAGGTCGAAGATCAAAATTTATGGTGGGCTTCTGGTTCAAATAGAATTAATTGCTACTGTTCAGTAACACCTGTGTTAAAACTATAGTTGTATCATAAGGGCTTAAAGGTAAGTAAGTGCTTGCATTTTATTTGTAAGAGTTTTATTATTGAGATTGAAGTAACCTCTCAGGAATTATAAATGTTCAAACAAAAATTGGTTTTTTGTTCTCAAAAAATTAATAAGAACAGTATCAGAAGGGAAAATCGCAGGGGCGTTGAACACGTTATCATCCCTTCGTTTACACTCCCCCCGAATATAGTAATGAATGGCGGCCTTTATCCTTCACAGGAAGTTGAGAAATCATTCAAATCCCTAAACAGAACACCTGTCACTATCGAGCATCCAGAGCTAGATGGCCAGTATGTTTCTGCGAATGATCCAGAGATTGATTTTGAATATCGGTTTGGTGCGTTTAATGAAAACGCTACTCAATTGGACGATGGCAGAATATCGGTTGATAAAGTTATCAATGTTCAAAAAGCAATGATGTCTGAAAAAGGCAAGAGATTACTAGACAGAGTAAACGAATTAGAAACTTCTGACAGCCCAAGACCAATGCACACCAGTGTAGGTGTTTTTGTTGATGCAGAAGAACTTGACGCTCCAATGACTAATGCGTCAGGCCAAGAGTATGGATGGGTAGCAAGAAACATGATCTTTGATCATGACGCCATTCTTCTCGACAATGTTGGTGCAGCCACCCCAGAACAGGGAACAGGCATAGGCATCAACGCAGAACAAATTAAAGTGGAACATTTCATTGTTAATGAAACACCCGACAAAAGCATTCAAGACGATCTGTCTGAATTAATCGAAACTACAATTGTAACTAATGAGGATAACGCTATGCGTGATGCAATCATTGCCAACCTAGAGAAAATGGACATCGGTGTAAAAGACGATATTTCAGATTCCGATCTATTGGCTAAATATAATGAGGCTATTACAGTAGATTCTAAAGAAGGTAATGACGATGCAAGCATTGACGTTAATACTGATTTGGCTGACACAGTAAAAGCACAAGCTAATGAAATTGCTGAATTAAAGGCAAATGCAAAAGCTGAAGCAGATGCGAAAGTATCTGAAAAAATTAAAACTATTATAGCAAACGAGAAGTACGCAAGTATTTCAGAGTCTGCTTTAAAAGCAATCCACGCCAACAACGCTGAAGATTTTGATTCTATGTATACAGAGTCAATACCTTCTTACGGAATTGGCTCAACCACTGATTTCAGTACTGAAGAGAATAAACTATCTTTAAATACTGAAATCGCTGACCTACCAGAATAGGAGATAACTTATGTCTACTGTAGGAAAAAGAACAATCTATGTAGGTGGTGGAGTCAATAACGCATCCCCATTAAATGTAGAGGGTGTTGCTGTAGCGGCAACTGCTCCAGGAAGTCTTATGACTCTAGGTGCTTCTGGCTTAACTAAAAGCGCAGCAGCAGCAACAGTTTTTTCATTGCCAATATTTGCAGATAAAGATCAACTTCGAACTAAGTCCGTCGATGATGCTTGGACTATCAATGAAAACATGGTTGCAATCCAAGGTCGTTCAGGTGATATTTTAAATGCGCTAGTAGCTACTGCTCAAACATTAGTTCATGGCGATCCATTGGTTTCAAATGGTGCAGGACTTTTAACAAAAGGTTCTGGGGCATTAACGCAAAATGCAGTTTGTTTTGCAGACGAAGCTACCACTACTTCAGGCACTAGTTTAGTGCGTGTTAAAATAGCATAAGGAGCGCAAAATGTTATTTAATAAATCTTATGTGCAAAACAGTCGCGTTGCTAAATCACAGTTAGAAAACCGTGATATGCTTAGAAACGCTGCAAACTTGCAAGAGCAGCAACACGCTCCGATCATAGAGTCTTTAGGACTTAAAGCTAACACTGGCCTTATTCCTCAAGATGTTTATCAAGAGTTTGATAATGTTACTGTTGAGCGTATGCGTTCTGATGATGGTGATACTTTCCTTAATGACTTAATGCCTTTGGCCAAGTCAGTAAACATTGGTAAGATGACTTACGTTACTCGTAACGCTTCTGATGCAGGTAGTGTTCAAACAAGTATGTCAGGTCAGATTGGCGTGAAGATGGATCAGGTTGAATACAACACTGATGGATTCATCGTTCCAATTCATGACGCAGGATTCTTCCGTAACTGGCGTGAACTTGAAGCACAGCGATCTGAAGGCTTTGATGCTTTAATTGACGATCAGCGTGAATCAGTTGCAGCAGTTCGTAGACATCTTCGTGATTCATTCCTTAATGGTCATAACGACAAAGATGGTAATGCTATCGTTGTTGACGGTCGTTCATGGGGCGGTATCACTGCTGATAGTCGTGTGGCTCAAATCACCGCTTCATTTGACTACACTGACAACGCCCAGTCTGGTGACTTGAATCTTCAAAACTTAATCACTCACTTGAATACTTTATATATTACTAACAATGTTGCTCAAGACGTAGTGCTTTATATCTCTCGTGAAATCGCTCGTAACTGGGAACGTAAGTTTTCAGCTAACTACGATGGCCGTAGAATTATAGATCAACTAAGTGGCTTACAAGGTGTAGCAGGCATTAAAGTAACTAACGCTGTATCTGGTAACAAGTGGTTTGCTTTCCCTCTAGACGGAAGTGTTAAGCCTATCGTTGGAATGGGAATGTCTACAATGGCTTGCCCAAGACCAATGTACAACAGTAATCATGAGTTCATAACCTCTATCGCAGCAGGTTGGTACGTTAAGAATGATTACTTTGGTAAGACTTGCGCTCTTAACCACGATTAATAAGGAGTAAGGACTATGAAAAAATATTTAGTAGTTCATCCTAAATTAAACGTGCTTAAAGATGGTCAAATGTCTGCCCTTAAAAAAGGGGCAGAAGTTTCAATGGAGTCAGCTCAGGCTGATTCCATGATCAAGAAAGGCTTTTTAAAATTAGTAGTTGCTAAGAAAGAACCTGCTAAAAAAAAGCCCAAAGCAAAGAAAAAGAAGTGATAAAGCAATATGCGGTGAGCCTCTGACTTAGTTACGCTCACCCTTTTAAACAGAGAATGGAACTATGCCTGCAATCACAGCGACATCAATTAAATCATACGGCACTGTTGCTGTAACTGAAACAACGCTCGATGGGTCAGACTCCCTGACGTATAAGCGTGATGCGCTATTGAATTTAAGAAACCCAACTGGCAGTCCTATCTCTCCCTCTATTGACGGGGCAGATGGTACTACGGTATCAACTAATGGACTTGGCATTGTGGATGTTTCATCTGGCTACTCCGTTGGATCTATTGCAGCAGGGAACACAGTTTCAATTCGATTAGATACAATCAACGAGTATTTACGAGGAACGATTGCTGTGACCTCTGGTACTGGTTTGGTTGCAACATTGCTTGAGTCCTAGCAGTGGCTAGAGTAACTGACGCAGAAGTCAGAAACATACGCCCTAGCGACAGCATTCATGATTACGCTCCGTTCATACTTGCGGCAAGCTTAATTGTTGATGACATTAATACCAAATTCAATAAAACTTATGACGCAACCAGACTCAAAGAAATTGAGCGATGGTTGTCTGCTCATTATGCTGCTGCCCAAGATCCATTGGTGGCCAGAGAAAGATTTGAGCAAGCAGAAAAGACTTATCAAGTTGGCAACAGACAGTTGTACGGCATCATGGCAGACATCTATGGTCAGAAGGCCAATATGTTGGCTGAAGGATGTCTAGTAGAACTTGATAAGCGACCGTATTCAGTAAAATCCTCTGGCTTTACTTATGCGAGTTAACAATGTCAGTTAAGCTACCTCAGAAAATAACCTATTGGCTACCCACTGGTGACAACGGAACAGGGGGTAAGACTTGGGCTTCTGGCGTAGTTGTACCTGCAAGAATTACAGTGATTGCTGCTGAACAAGTATTTGACAGTGAAGGTAAAGCAGTCATGGCTAACAAGGTCGTGTATGCAAACATTCCACTACCAATAGGTGCTTATCTGGTAGAGGGTGAGAACAAGAATATTGCAGCGCCTACAAGTGGGTCGCAAATGGTTGTTATGTTATCAAGCAATCCAACCATGACATCGTTAAGTAGGATGTTGTTATGACGCAGTGGGCAAAAGTTGAGCTGAAAGGTTTAAGCACCACACTTAAAAAGATTGATATGTTTGAGATGAAAACTCAATTTAAGATCAGTCAAGGGTTAACGCTTGCAGGAGAACTTGTTAAGCGAGAATCAATTAAGCAGACGCCTAGAGATACTGGCGATCTAATTAAGTCTGCTTACGGTGGAAGAGGTGTGCCAGTATTAAGATCGTCATCAGGCCTTTATACTACTGTTGGGTACGATGCTAAAATAGCACCTTATGCCACCGAGGTTCATGAGGCTCCTGGAAAGCATATGAAGAAGAACACCAAGCGACTGTCTAAGAATGGCAGAGGTGGAAACGGAAATATGTGGGACATAGGCGGCAGACCAAAATTTTTGCAAAACGCCCTGTTTAAGAACAGAGGTAAGGTAATAAAGATTATTAACAGAATGGTTAAAAGCGTGAAAATGTGAACGCTGTATCAGTAGATATTATAAAGCTATTAAACGATAACCAGTTTGGTGTGATAGGAACGAATTTATTCGCAATGGCATGGTGCGAAACCATTGATTCACAGGTGCTAGTTCTTGATCATGAGAGTATAATATCACCATTAAAAGCAGATTATGAAAACCCTGTATTTCAGATATTAATACGAGGTGATAAGAATGCAGATATGAACACAGCTTACACATTGGCGCGTTCAATCTACGAGTTTTTAATTATTCAGACGAGGCAAGTAATTAACTCAACTGAATATTTAGAGTACGAACCCACATCATCTGTCATTGGTTTGGGCAGAGATGATAATGACAGGGCAATTTTTTCAACTAATTTTTATACATTTAGACTACCCATATAGGAGCATAACATGAGCGTAGGCATAGGCATGATAGGTCGCGAAATCACCGTGACTGTAGGTGGAGCTACCTTGAAGGGTATTAGCTCTAAAGGTTTGAGTTTTAGTAATGAAGCTCTTGAAACAACAGACGATCAATCAGCAGGATACGCTGAGTTCTTAGCTGAGTCAGGCGTCAAATCTTGTGAATTTTCAATGAGTGGCATCCTTAAAAACATGGAACTCTTTGCAACGTATGCAGGAACTTCACAGATAGTTGCGGTTCTGGCTACTTATCCAGATGGCTCAACTTGGGGCTTTGATGCCTTCTTAGAATCTGTTAACCATACAGGTGAAGCAAATGGACTAACCACTTTTGATGCAGCGTTTAAATCATCTGGTGCGTTAACGTTTACAGCAGGCATATAATAGTTAGAAACGTAAGATTAACAGGGGGAATATTATGGCGGTTAACAAAACATTAACTATGTCGTGGAAGGGCGTGGAGTACCATGTCCTTGTTACCATGAGATTGATAGACCAGATCGAAGAAGATATTAATCTTGTTAAGATGATGGCTAGAGCAGCGAAAGATGATATACGCTATAGCCACGCATCACACCTAGTTTCAATGTTACTTCAGTCAGCAGGGTGTCCCACTTCTCAAGAAGAAGTATGGGAAGGATTATCTGATGGCGAGGGTAGAATGGATGTGGTGACTGTAGCAAATTTACTATGGGAGATTTTCGCAATCGTCTTTCCTGAACCCAAAAAAAAAGACGAATCAGTGAAAAAACCGAAGCGCCAGAAGTCTACCCGTGGGAAGAACTCTACGAAATAGTAGTTGGCGATTATGGCATATCCCCATCTGAATATTGGGGGATGACACCATCGGAAGTTTCCATTATAGTTGAAGCGAAACGTCCGAAGAATAAGGGCGGTTTACATGAAGATGATTTTGATGATCTAGAAGAAATACGAAACAAAATGATCGCAGATGGAATAGAGGTATTTTAAATGGCGTCAACTGGTGACTTATCCGTAAAAATTACTGCTGACGCTTCAGGAGTTAAGCGAGAGCTAAAAGATGTTTCTCGTAAACTCAACAAAACTTCTAGACAGTTAAATCAAAACGAAAGATCGTGGCAGTCATGGAGCATTCGCTCTGTTGCTGCTACTGTCGCTCTTGGTATGGCAATCTCTGCTGTTTCTCGCAAGACAGTCGAATACGCTGACGCCTTTCAATCAATTACCAACAAACTAAAAATCGCTACAGGCAGCACTGAAGAGTTAACTTCGGTTACTAGCGATCTGTTCGACATGGCTAATGAAAACAGAGCCAGTATCGAAACCACTGTTGATCTCTATACCAAGATGGAGCGCTCTACCAGAGAACTGGGATTTAGTAGCGAAAGGCTATTAGGCATCACAGATCTCGTTGGTAAGGCGTTTGTAATTGGCGGTGCGACCTCTAAAGAGATGGATGGCGCTATCAGGCAGTTAGGACAATCATTGTCCTTGGGTGCTCTGAGAGGCGAAGAATTTAATTCTGTCGCTGAACAAGCCCCAGTTATCATGGAAGCAATGAAAATTGCCACAGGAAAGAATGCAGGCGAATTAAGAAAGCTCGCTGCCACTGGCGCGATCACTTCTCAAATACTAATTCAATCAATCGATCTATATAAAGATAAAATACTAGGTGACTACGCTAAGACGCAGGCAACCTATTCTGGAAAGATGGAAATTGCTCGTAACAAAGCAATTGAGTTTGTTGGTGCTAATGAATCCATAAAGAAAGTAGTATCAGAAGCAGGCGATGCAATAGTTTACCTCTCTGAGAATTTAGACTCGCTAATCACTGGTGTTCAAATTGCTGCTTCTTTGTATGGATCTACGCTAGTTGCATCTGTAAGCAAATCAATCGCAGCGAAAATCCAATTAATAGCATCTTCTACAGCGGCAATGGCGGCATCTAAGGCAGAAGCGATTGCACAACTTCAATTATTAGAAGTGCAGCAAGCACTGGCAATAGCAGAGCTTAAAGAAGCAAAAGCAAAAAGAGCATCCACTACAGCAGCAGCAGCAAAAGCAGCTGGAACAAAAACACAAGAGGCAGCGAATCTTGCTTTGCTACGCTCTATAGAAGCAGTCATTATTGCAGAAAATGCTTTAGCAGGAACTAGCGCAAAAGTGGTTGCTGCTAACACAGCTATTGCTACATCTACTATCGCCACAACTGGCGCTCTTGGCGCAGCAACAGTCGCAGCCAACGCCTTCTGGATGGCCATAGGTGGATGGGTAACTGTAGCGGCAGCAGCGATTTACGTTGGGTACAAGTTTGCCACAATGGAATCAGAAATAGAGATGGAGGCTAGGGCTGCAAAAACAGGTATTGATGGATTTAAAGAGTCGGTTAAAAATATGACTCTTGAGCAAAGAAAGAATATCCAAGCAGGCGCATTGACCTACCAGAAAAAATTAAACACAGAAATAGATAAGCAGCAAACTGTAATGAATGGACTGGTTGCTGCTCTTGATAAAAAACAAAAAAGCGGTGGCGTTGCAACGCAAGAGGAAGCTAACGCTATTGCGGCAGTTAGTGACAGTATAAACAACCTCAGAAAGCGCTATGACTTATCTGTAGAGTCTGCGAAAAAGTTCTACAGTGCTGACGATGCTAAGCAATGGCAGAAACAAAAGCAAATCCTAATTGACTTAGATGCAGCTAATGAGTTGGCGATACAGAAAAAAATAGTAGCCGCTTACGAAAAGAAAGCTAGAGATCAAATAACGATTATTAATGATGCCGCCACCAAAGCAAAGACCGCATACGAAGGTGTTGCCACTGCTGAGATAGCAGCAATAAACGCATCAAAAATCAGTGGTGACGAGAAAGTTGCGCAAGTAATTGCTAGAGAAGCGCAGTTAACCGCAGATCTAGTGGCACTGGAAGCTGATCGCGTTAATCAAATAGGTGAGATACAAGACAAGGCCACATCCAAAGCTCAGGTCGACATAGACAAAGTAGAAAAAATTAAAGAGCAGAACGCTAAGATAATAGCATCAGTTCAAGAAAGATTTATGACCGAAGAAGAGCTTGAGAATCAACGGTACACAAACGAGCTAGAGCAATTCTACGCAGCAGCAGGCGGCAAGGAAGCGGCAATCAGAAACCACTATCAAACTCTCCAAGACATGAAGTTAGAACATGAAGATATAATGACTGAGATAAGAGAAGATAGTGGCGGTGAAGAAGGCACTGGTTATATAGAAAACATGCTTGAGCGACAAGCGACCGAGCTTGAGTTTGAGGCCATGCATTACGTGAACAGGCAGGCGGCTCTTGCAGAAGATATTAGATTAAGAAAGTTATCTAAGACGGAAGCATGGGAACTAGAGCAAAGACTACTTAAAGAGCATGAAGCAAATAACACTAAGATAATCAACGCAGAGAACGAAGCTAAACGCAGGATCTTTACTAGAAATGCAGGGGCGGTACTTGGCGCTATTAGCGTACTAGGCAAGAAGTCGATAAAGGTTCAGAAGGCCGTGTCACTAGCATCTGCGGCCATTGCAATATCAACTGGCATCGCAAGGGCGCAAGAACTTGGGTTTCCTGCTAATATAGCTGAGATAGCCAGAGTTGTCGCTGTAGGCGCAAGTGCTATACAAGGCATTAAGAGTGCTAAAGTCGCAAAGCCTAGTAGCGGTGGAAGTAGTAGCGGCTCGTCAACTTCATCTAGAAGCTATAGCAGCGCTTCATCGAGAGGGGCGCAAGCAACGTCATCAAGAAATGTGTCAATAAATATGGTCGGAGGGGGTATGTTTTCTGCTGACCAAGTGAGAGAATTGATAGGACAAATAAATGAACAGGTTGGTGATGGTGTATCACTAACCACAGGAGGTTAAGAAATGCCTATAGTAACAAGCCCAGTTGGGGAAGTTTCAGTACCCATTGATTTAGCAGAGCAAGCAACTATTGCGACAGCCGTTCCAGTAGACTTGACTGAAGATGCTGTAGGCTCAACATCTGTACCTACCGACTTAACTGAATCAGCAGTTGGATCAAACGCTGTTCCAGGAAATCTAACTGAGTCAGCAGCAGGATCAATTGCAATACCGATTGACTTAACAGAACAGGCAGCAGGCACTACAGCAGCGCCAACTAATTTAACCGAAGGTGTAGTTGGAGCTACAGCAGCGCCAACTAATTTAACCGAAGTTGTAGCAGGCACTAAAGCTGTGCCAGTTGATCTT